CCTTTTTTTGTAATGCTTTTTTTACTTTGGCAGAAACTTGTTTTTGATCTTCAACTACAGATATATGTTTATCATCATCTTTTGGTTCAAAATCTTCTAACTCCTTTCTGCCTTCAAGCTTTTTTGTAAGTTCTAGTATTACATCTTTCATACCCTGTTCACCTAAGTTACCAATAACACCCCACTTAATTTGTGCAACCACACCTGCAACATTAGATAGATTTGGCTCTTTACTGCCACTTCTAAATGCTTGTCCATCTCTAAAATGTCTAGCTGCCCATGCTTCTCTTTCTTTTATCCACTTCAGTACAGCAGGTGATTCAGAGCCATCTCTTGCTCTACCCCATAACATATAAGCTTCATTGCCTCTAATATTGCCACCTGCTTTCCATATTTGTTTGCCCACGCCTTCGTTTTTTAAATTAGTAGCAAAGTTATAATCAAATTGTGGATATTTGCTATTTCTTAAAGAAATCTTTTTGTTATCACCTCTTTTTGGAAAGTTAGTTAAATCATTCTTTTCTTCTTCCATCATGAAGTCATCATCAAAGTCATCATCATACTCTTTCAAGTCTTCTTCATTTATTGGATCTTCAGGTTTATCTACACCTTCATCTGTTAAAGGGAATAGTGTTGCAGATATATAAAGATCATCAGCACCATCTACAGGTTGTAATCCTATAATCTCTCTAGCTTCGTTTCTTGTCATAATTCCTTCACGAACTGCTGATGTTACATTCTCATAAATCTTTTTTCTTCTTTCTGATAAAGCTGGTATTGCATCAATATCAAATTCAAGTCTAAGTCTTTCATCAAACATAGGTACAAGCCATTCGTTTAAGTCTGATGATAGTTTTCTTAGATGTGGAATAATTGTCTCTTCATACAAAGCTAATCTTGCTTCAGCTACATTTGAATATGTTTGAGCATCAGGAACACCCACTAATTGACTAGGAACACCAAAACACATTGCTATATCTGTAGCACTCATGTGTTTTAAGTTTAAGAAGTCCATATCTTTAGGACTTAGACCCATTTCACGCCAATCAAAGTCACCTTCTAACAAGAGTGGTCTTCCTGCATTAGAAGTTCCACTAAATCTATTGTTTAAGTCTGTTAATAATTGTTGTCTTTGTGATTCTGTAAGGTTAACTGGAAAACCAGCATCATCTTGTGGTTTAAATATGACAGCACCACTTGGTCTTGCACCATTATTTAAAAGATTAACATTGTGTTTACTTGCCATGTTGAATTGGTCAATTTCAACAGCAGCAGCACTCATTGGAGATAAACCATAGTAATCATCAAGTGGATTCCATAGTTTTATATGTTTAAGTTCACTAAATCCGTTTTCTTGGTCAACTTCATAAGTATGATGTACTCTACCTTGCAACACATACTCATATTTATCAGGAATTGGATTACCACTCCCTTTGATATTAATCCTATCAGGTCTTAATTGATGTAACTCACTTGGCGTTCCTTGTTCTGCACCTACTTTTAGTATGTAAGCATTACCACTTAAAAGCACATACCCAAACAAGCTATTAAAAAACTCAGAATATGACTGAAGTGGATTTGGTCTGTTAAGTAAGTCTATTAATGGGTGTTCTTCTATTATTTGATCACCAGCTTTAATGACAAAAGGTACAGCACTTGCACCTCTAGATATTTCGTTTACACAACGATAGCAGATAGCATTTTTTAAATAACCCTCTTTTGCTAAGTCTTGATACTTGTAACTTTTAATGTCATTTGATCCAACACCAAAGTATCCCATCATGTTTGATTGTTTTGTCTCTTTTGGTTGTACATTAAAGAGTCGTTGAAAAAATGTTTGTTCTGCCATCAGCTTATTCTCCAGTTTACTTGTCCTTTAGACTTGCTTAGTTCGGTCAATCCCCACACTAAAGCATCTAGTCTATCAGGTGAAGTATTATTCTCGCCAGTATAACTGCACATTTGCGACTCTAACTCTGAAAATACACCTACATGATGTACTCTTCGTTGTTCATACAAAGCTGAGATTGGTTCTGCTCTAAGTATTTTACCTCTTGTTGCTCTTACACTTCTATAAGGCACATTGAAGTCATAGTTTCTTATAAGCCTTTCAACCAAGTCTCCACCATTGTTTACTTCAGCAACAATTCTATCAGCTTCCCACTCATAAAATGTGTTAATAGCTATTCTACCCCATTTTTCAGGAGTGTGCCTACCTGATAAATCTTCTAACACATAAAAATGGTTTTTATAATCTCTGCCAACCACAACAATACCAGTTTCATCTGAATTTGCATTTGCGGTTACTGCTGGATCAATTGCCACAATGATCTGCTGCAAATCAACTTCATCATCTGTTCTACATTCATCAATAAGTTGTGGTGTCCATAATGCTCCATCAATATCATCTATAATTTCAGCATATAATTCTTGTCTGCCTAAATTAGTTCCTTCATATTTATCCTTCAACATTCTCAAGGCACTATCTGCTAAGTTAGCCTCGTTTTCAAAGGTTGAACCTGTTGTCACATAACAATCCTCTCTTTCCACTAAGTCCCTTATAAGTTTTGTTGGTTTTGGAGTTGTCGTTATTAAACATTGTGGATTATCGCCAAGCCTTAATCCAAACATCAGCTGATCAAACGCTTCAGGGTATCTCCAAGATGCTACTTCATCACACCAAGCTCTATGAAACTGTGGACCTCTTAATCTGTCAGGTTCTTGTGCTGCATATCCTGTGATTTTTGAACCATTAAATAATCTTATTTCGGACACGCTAGATGAATAACCCTTTTGATCATTTGATTTTAAATAACATTCTTTGGGAATGACATTAATAAGACCTGATGGACCACCAAAGCAAACTCTTCGCAAATCACCATGTGTTGGTGCAACCACAGCACAGTTAACATTAGGATTACGAAGTGCATACAAAGCGATGTCCTGCGAACCTGTGCGTGTTTTACCCCAACCTCTACCAGCAAGTATCAACCAAATATAATGCTCTAATTTTGGCTGTAATTGCTTATCTCTAGCTGTGTCTAACCATTCAGTGCGTAGTGCTATCGCTTGGGATTCTGCTGTCTTCAATTGAGTCAAGCAGTTCCATAGCTCTTCTGAAGGTGTCATTTTCTTGTATGTTTCCATTGAGGTTAATATTTGAGGTTGATTCACCCAATGCAAGTTTTGCAAATTTTTGTGTTTTTAATGCTGCACTTGCCATTGAGTCTAATTGCTGTGGTGTGAAATCTTTAATTGAAGCGTTTTGTGTGTTTCTGATAACACTTCCACATCTTGCTAATAATGCTTTTGCAATATTTAAACAAGCTGAATCTAACTTTTTTGATTCAACACTAAACTCTTTTATTCTTTGAGCATCTAATTTGTCTTCATATTCTTTTTGAAATCTTTCTTGTTGAAATTTCCAATTTTCTCGTTGTGCCATTTTATACAGTGTGTTTTTAGAAAGTTTATTATCATCAGCTAATTCTTCAATAGTGGATAATCTTCTGAAGCCTTGAGGGTCAATATCTCCCTGCACATATAGCACCCTCATTTTTTCTTTAAGGTGTGAAGTTATTTTTTTATATTTAGGTTTTTTGTTAGCCATTTTTTGTAATTTTTTGTAATCATACTTTATAAAGGCATATTATTACAAATTGAATTAATTTTTAATATCGTTGTAGTTGTCGCCTGTTTTTTCAAGTATTGCGTTATTACCTGTGTAGTTCTGCCATCTTTCAACAATCACATCTGCATATTTAGGATCAAGTTCCATTCCGTAGCATTTTCTTCCTGTTTTTTCTGCTGCAATTAATGTTGAACCTGAACCTAAAAATAAATCTAATATTAAGTTTGTTCTTTGTGTTGAGTTATTAATTGCTCTTTCAACAAGCTCCACAGGTTTTGTCGTTGGATGCAGTTTAGATATTCTTGGTCTTGGAACTTCCCAAACATCAGATTGTTTTCTGTCAAGCAATGGACTTAACCTTGATTCATCATCATTCCATCCATACCATATTGGTTCATATTGGGTGTGATAATCTTTTCTTGATATAACCAACGCATCCTTTGCCCATATTATTGTGCTTGACCAATGGAAACCTGAATCTCTTAATGTTTTATCAACAATACTCCATTCTTGAGCAGACATAACAAGATATGTCATGCACCCACCTTTACTTGCTACCTTAAGGCTTGTGCAAAAACCCATTACAAACTCTGCCCATTCATCCTCTTTCATGTGATCGTTTAATATGGTTCTTTGCTTCCATGTTGGATGATCAGTTGCTCCATAGTTAACATTCCAAGGGGGATCAGTGAATATCATATCAGCTCGTTCTTTGTTCATCAGCTTTTCAACATCATCTATTGATGTGCTGTCGCCACAACATAATCTATGGTTTCCCAATATCCAAACATCACCCATTTTTGAAATTGGCTCATCTTCAGTTATTTCTGGTATTTCATCTTCAGCAGTCACAGGTGTTTCCACAAATGATTCTAAGTTTAAGTCAAAACCTAGATCTTCTAATTCAGCATCAGTGAATCCTGTGAATTCTAAATCGTAGTCTTGCTCTAAAAGATCAGTTATTTCTTTTGTTAACAGTCCATAGTTCCAAGATGCATATTCAGCAGACTTATTATCCATGATTCTATATGCTTTTATCTTTTCGTCAGATAGATTATCAGCGATTAAACATGGCACTTGTTCAAACCCTAATTCTTTTGCAGCTTCAAGC